CTTGTTGTTACCTTGCCAACAAAGATTGGCAACTAAAGCAAAAGGATAGAACCAACAACGAGGTGGTTATGCAAGAATATAATGATAACAAAGAAAAGTACAATATACATACCAATGATATGAAAGATATCATTAATGGAGAATGGTTTACTAAAACCTTACCAGATTCATGGAAAGATGAAACCAAAACCATATCTCAATGTAAAATATGGTGTGGGGAATAGAATGCGTAAGAACTTATTGGTAAGTGGGTGTAGTTTTACTAATCACGACCCTGAGAGTGATGGTATAAATAGTCGTTGGTATCATTACATTGCCGATAAGTTGGATATGGATACCATAAACTTAGCACGTAATGGTTCTGGAAATGAACACATCTTCTCTAGCATATATGATTACCTTGCATCTGATGCCGTGAAGCCAGATATGATAATTGCCGCATGGTCTAAGTCCCAAAGGAGAGATTATCAAAATCATGGAAGATGGATGAACGATAGAGTGGATCTTCGTGGAGATATCTCATATCATTTAAAAAGAACCGCTAGATATAAGCGTATGTTAGAGCTATTATGTAATCATTATGGTATAAGATATATATCGCTTCAAATGCTTGAATTGCTACATAAGGAAGAGCTTGGGGCAAGAATATCCGTGCAAGACAAAGTGCTTAGATGGAATACTAGTGATATGATAAGCAAGACTGATCACCATCCGTCTGAAATTGGTCATGAAAAAATAGGAAAATACGTCTATGAAAACTATCTTTAGTGCATCTTATGGTCCTCACGATCACAATACGTATGATGGTGTGTGGCACAATCAAGTAGAAAGATATAGTAGATTAAAGCACAATGTGCCTTGGCATTTCGATTCATACCCTCATCACACCACCGCAGATAAGATGAATCAAAACGATAACAGTGCTGGGCAGAAGTTCTATGATGAGACATACAAACCTGATGAGCATGAGGTATTTGCTTTCACAACAACTATAGGTGGGTTGAAGCAGATTGATAATGCCGCATTCCCTCAAAAGTTCTTAGACTTTACACCCACCAACCTGTGGGACTATTCTATGGAAGGTAATCAATATTACATTGATCATCACCAATCTCATGCGGCATATGCATTTCTTCAATCTGGTTACAAAGAGAGTGATATCCTTGCTATTGATGGTAGGGGGTGGAAGTTCAATTGCATCTTCGTGAATAAGAACGGTGACATAACAGATCTGTCTGATGATATGAATATGGGAATCCTTTGGAACCATTTCGCAAAAGAATTAGGATTTGGTAATCTAGGTGCAAGCAAACTTATGGGGTTAGCCGCTTATGGCGAATACTGTCATGAGATACATATGCATTTAGAAAGATATTGGGAATTCGGTAAGTTACCCGATAGCCGAATGTCTTGGGGAAAACTAAGATCACTACATCAACTTAGGCCAGAAAACATCGCCAAAACACTTCAAGTAGCAACTGAAGAACGTGTTAGAGACTATGTACTTGCTTTGAAAACAAGTGATAACTTATGTGTATCTGGTGGAGTTGCATACAATGGCTACATGAATGAGATGCTAACCAAGACTTGGGATAACGTATATGTGCCACCTGCTCCTGGAGATGAAGGTCAGTCGATTGGTACTTACATGCATGCAGACTATATTCTAAACGATAATGTACATATACCAAGTGTATATTCTGGTGAAGATTATGACTATGTTGGTGAAGAGAAAGTTAATATTAAAGAGGTAGCACAGGCTATAGCTGATGGTAAGATTGTTGGTTGGTTCCAAGGTAAGTCTGAGAGTGGTCATAGGGCATTGGGTAATCGCAGTATCCTTGCAGATCCACGAAACCCTGAGATCAAATCTATTATTAACAACACCATTAAGAATCGTGAAGACTTTAGACCATTTGCACCGTCTGTCCTTGTAGAGCATTACCAAGAATATTTTGATACTAATCAGCCTAGTCCGTACATGGCAAGGATCTGTCCTGTCAAATCTGATAAGGTTCCTGGTATTACACATCTAGATAACACTGCCAGAATACAAACTGTTAGTAAGGAAGACAACCCTAAGTATCATGAGTTGATTAGCGAATTCTACAAGATCACTGGCATTCCTATGGTACTTAACACTAGCTTCAACTGTCAAGAGCCTATTGTAGAGACTCCTAAAGAAGCTCTATATACTTTTAATAAAACAAAAATGGATATGGTGGTAATCAATGATTATATCGTGCGTAAAGTGGGGCGATAAGTTTAGTCACGAGCATGTGAATAGACTATACAAGATGGTATGTAAGAACTTCCATGAGGAGTTCACATTCGTGTGTCATACCGAAGATCCTACAAACATTCATCCCGACATTAAGATCATTCCTCTTGACTTGTCATTAGATCTTGAGGTGTGGTGGTGGAAGCTTGTCTTGTTCCAACAACCGACTGATGAAGTCAATATGTTCTTTGATCTCGACAATGTAATCCAAGGCGATATAACACACTACAAAGATTACGTTGAAAAAGATAAACTAATGATGATCAAGGCGTATTGGAAACCTTGGTTGGAAGATATTGAGCCTATTGCTAAGAAGGGTTTCGACATGAATCTAAACTCATCTGTCTTAGTTTGGAGCGGAGATCTTACTGAAATATGGAATACGTTTCACGCAGATATCGAATTCTATCTACTGAAATATAGAGGAATTGATTCGTATCTTAATTTCGATCATGGGGAAAAATTAACTTTCTTCCCAAGGGGAGAGATCTACTCAAGAGCATATGGTATAGATGAGAATGATTATTGGTACACATATGGTACTCCTGGCCCTGAGAAGTTGTACTACAGTGAAGACCATACGATATGTATCTTTAATGGGTGGAGACGAAAGCGTTGGAGCGATAAGGCTGAAAACGATTATATATTAGACAATGAGGGTTACAATGGTTTCGAACATTACTGGAATTAATAGACATGCTTGGCATAGTATATGGAAGCTGAACGATGTTGTAGATGATTTGGGCAAATCTATTCATGCCGTGAGAGATCTATTGCAACCTCATATGAGACCAGAACAGTTTAAAGCACTGATGTTTGCTATCAATAGGGACTATGATATTCCTCACTTTTGGGACAGCATGTCACCCAATCAGAGTGTCAGCAAAACGTGGCTTAAAGAAGAGTTGAGTAAAGTTTCCGAATTCAAACAAGGGGGGAAATTGAAAGATGGCACATATCCAGTTGGAAAGAAAAGAATTCAATTAGTGGGTGGATGGTTTGGATTTCCATTAACCAACATTCTTCTGGATATCTTTAAAGGCGATCTGGACTTTATAGAAAATATCGACCTTGACGAAAATGCGATATCAGTATTTCATCAGATTGCTAACGAAAAGAAGCTAGATAAAGATGTTCGACTAATTGGCACTTGTGCAAATTTCTTGGATAATAATCCTAGATCTAATAGCATTGATGTCCTAATCAATACATCATCCGAACATATGCCACCACTACCTCAACTGTTTAAGGATAAGAACCCAAAGCCAACATGTTTATATGTGCTACAAAGTAACAACATGACGCACCTTGAGGAGCATGTCAACTGCGTAAATAGTGAAGATGAGCTTGTCGAAACTTCTGAAATAACAGAGGTTGTATATAAAGGCAGTATGATGATGACTAATGGTTATAAAAGGTTTATGGTAATTGGCTATCAGTAGAGTTATATACAGTTTCTACATTGAAATTCCCACAGAATTATTGGTATCACACCACAGCTCCAAGGAGAAGTTTGCCGATAATTACGATTGGCTATTGACAAGTCAGAAACATTATGCTAATAAGATAGGTGTAGAGTACAAACACTTCACTAAAGACGAAGCGTTTGATACATATGCTGAATGGTTTGAGGATAACTATCCACAGATCTCTTACTATGATATCATCAACTTTTACAAGATCCGTCTAATGATGGACTTGTCTGAAGAGTATGATGAGGTTCTTTACCTAGACATTGATGTCATACCAATGACAGATCTAAACTTCTTTGAGGAGATAGATCTGTCTAAAGGTATTGCTGTTATGACTGGTACTGCCAATGGACAAATGCCTGTCACCAAGCAAGCAACCCTTTCATACACACATAGTGTGAGGTCTCCTATGGCTAAGATGTGGAACAGTAAATGTCTCATATCCGACTATGGTATGGGAGTAGATCAACCTGATGTGTTCAACACTGCGATAGTGGGGGCAAAACGAGAACATCTAAAACAACTTAAATACTTCGATGATTTTGAGGAAACTCTTGACACGATGGAAGGTATGATATGTGATGAGTTCTATCCCGATACCATCAGTTACATGTTTGGTTATGATAACGAAACTGTATGGGGGGTTAAGACATATCTAAACGAAGTTCCTTATCAGGAGTTAGGAGAATGGCACCACCTTATGGACAAGTGGAGCTATATAACTAAAGAAGCAAAGTTTGTACATTGTATTAGTAAGGACTTTGACTATGTGAGGCAATGGTGTGAAAAGAATAATATTCAGTTTATATAGAAATGATCTTGATGATCATGCTTCTGTGCCCGATATCAAACGACAACAGTTCGCTAAGTATGCGGATCAGTTAGAAAATAAGCAGAGAGAATATGCAGATCTGTGTGGCGCAGACTATAAGATATTCAAACCAAACTCAACAGACTACATTGACGTACAATTCGAAAAGCTTAACATGTTTGAGGAGTTGAGACATAAGTACGATCAAGTAATGTACCTAGATTTTGATGTCATACCGAATACTACAGTGAACATCTTCGATAAGTTTGATCTAAACACCATATGCGCTTTTAACATAGATGTTGCTATGGATCCAGAAATTATCAAACATAGATTTAGAGATAATTTTGCTTGGGATGCCATGGACATGTATAGCAAAGCCCTTAACAAGAAGGCCATGCTTCTCTTACACGACATATATGGAAGTGAAAGTTGCATCAACACAGGTGTTCTATTAATGAACTCTGATTGTATTGCTAACCTAAACTTTGCAGAGAGATCTGTAGAGGCTGTACTCACATTCGATGAGTCATTAGAAGATAGCCTATATATGCCCGAAATGACTAAGAGTTGGGAATTAAACAATGAAGTCATAATATCATATATTATAGAGAAAGATAACCTACCGTTTACTAATATTGGAATGTCTTGGAACTTCATAGTAGATCATAATGAGCAACAGATTACATCTGCCGCACACTTTCTACACTTTGTTCATAAGAAGTTTGATCTATACTTCGGGTGAGAGGAGCATTGTTGTATACTTCACAACGTCAATAAAGGTTTTAGCCTTTCTAAGCTTCGCCTTAGTCTCACGGTCTTTACTCGTTTTGATAATGTCCATTTCAAATATTCTGAGCTTTGTTAGAAACAACTTTTCTTTCATATCATCATCGTCATATGGTTCAAATAGTGTATCCACCAACGCTTCGTGTAGGTTATTATCTACACCTTCGCCCTCATAAATAAGTTCCATCTCTTTGCCAGTGGCAATGATCATCTCTTTGAATGCTTCGTTCTCTCTACGGAACTTGTTGAAAGTGTTTTCGTGAATGATGTCGATGTCGATCTTACTTGTCAACCACTCATAATCAGCATCTCCAGCCTTAGCTTCGATGTGAAAGGGAATAAGAACCACATGATCTTCAGTCGATTCTTCAGCAAAAAGCATTGCCTCAATCTCGGTACGTTCATTGTTAGTGAAGTGTGCTGTGCTGATTTCTAAATTGTGTATTGTCATTTTACACCTGTTCCATTTTAAGTCTGTGGGTTGAAGCAGTAACGGCAGAACCGTTAGGGAATTCCTGTGCACGATAGTCATCAAGACCAACGTAACGTGTTTGGTGATCACCATCGCCATTAAGGATAGTATCTGCCATACCAGATCCTAGATTAGTTCCAGTGCCATTAAGATTGTATGATATTTTACTCCCAACGATCTCTGATGCGGCATGTTTCATACAGTTCTGTAGCCACGCATCCATCTCTGCCTGAGTATATTGTTCTATATTCTTATCTGCGTTTCTGATAAACAACATCTGTGACATAGAAGGAGCCGCAATGTTATCAGCCGCCAGAAGATAGTAGTTAGTAACTGTAGTAGGTTGGTCTAATGTCTCTTCTATTTCAGCCGCAGTATATAGAGTGGTATCTGCTCTTGTATCGGCATATACTATGTCTGTAGATACTGCACTATATCCACTTAATGTTGTGGCTGTATGAATGTAATATGTTCCTGGTTGTCCAGCGGCACCTGTGATCGTATCAATAGAAGGGTAGATAAATGTATCATAAACATCAGTTAAAGTCATGGCTTGGATATCACCACTTGTCTGATAGACTGGAAATGCAACACTATTAGTATCTGCCGTAGCCGTTGTATCGGTTCTAGTTTCAGTAATATGAGCACGTTGGACTGTAACTGTAGATGGTTCCGCCGTGGTTGCTTCATCTGGTAATGCTGTTGTGCTTGTTGACACTGCACCAGCTTGTTTACGTGTATCAGAAAGATTACCCAACCCACCAGAAGACGCAACACGTGATAGTGTAACAGATGGAGAGGCTCCATACAAATATCTACATCTATCTTTAACTGCGTCTATTTGAGCCGTTGTCATCTCTATGAGATTATTCGACCCATCTAGTATAAGAGGAGTTCTAACTGTCATCTAATTAACTTCCTGCACCATATAGTGTCTTGACTGCCGTGCCATCAGAACTATATATCACGAATGTAACAACGTCTTTTAGTTCTGCTTGAGAAACGGCATCATCTCCAATTTCACTTTCGCCCACTGCACCTGCTGATATACCATCCGCAGTTACGGCATTTGTCGCAATGTGATCCGCAGTTACCGCATCGTCAGAAATGTGTTCTGAAGCGATAGCATCGTCTGAAATCTTAGTTCCGTTAACAGCATCAGCACCAAGTAAGTCTGAAGTGATTAATAGCTCAGAAACAACACCGCCTGCTGATGTGGATCCTAATACTCTATTAGCCGTAACGACATTCTGCATCTTGGCATAAGTGATTGCATCATCTGCCACCTTACCTGTGGTCACATTTAAATCTGCGATCTTTGCAGTTGTCACCGCTAAAGCATTAATCTTTGTTGTTGTCACCGCCGAAGTATTGAGTTTATTGGTAATGACTGAGTTTGTTGCTAATTTAACCGCAGTGATAGATCCGTCTTCAATCAAAGAAGCATCTAATGAGCCTGACTTGATAGCAATGTGACCACTAGTTGCATCAAATGATGCTGAGTCGAATGATGCAATGCCTTTGTTAGTTAATGAAGCATCCTCACCTGATATCACACCAGATGAAATGTCTATACCTTCGCCTGCTGAAATAGCACTTCTAATATTAGTATTCGTTACTTTATTATATGTGTAGACACCATTGTTACCATATGCAAGAGAACCATATCCTGTACCACTATTTGCCGCACCGAATATTTCAATAACAACGTCTGAGTCAACACCAGCGATCTTAACTTCGTTAATAGCTCCAACAATACTATTTTTTGCTACTGTCAGTAGATCCCCAAGAGGACCCACAACTGTCGCCGCACTATCCACTTGTGCATGGATTTCGCCAATAGCCGCACCAACTGTGCTTGCTGTCGTACCCATAACACCAACTGAAATCGTACCTAGAGATGTTTCTGCCGCATTCGCTTTTGTTAGTGCAGTTGAAGCATTAGCATCTACTTCGTTAATAGCAACAACAATGTTCTGATCAGCATCTGTAGTCAAGGAAGTTCTTGTACCTACGTCACTGTCAAGGTTATTGATTTGGACTTCGTGTTCGTTGATTGCGCCCTTAATAGTGGACGCACTAGTTGTTAGGGAAGCTGAACCAATCTCTGCATCTAGCTCGTTAATAGCCGATTTGATGCTAGACTTGTCTATTGTTGTGAGATTGGCAATTCCTCCAATGTCACTATCCAAACTGTTAATGGCTTGTACAACGTCACTGTCTGCCCCCGAAGTGGACATCAGTGTGATATCACCGACATCATAAGAGATATCGTTGACTTTTGTTTTGAAAGCGGATACAGTATCCGTGAGTGTTACGTGCGTTCTAGCCATTTAAATTTTCTCTACAATTTGAGCCAACAGTTGTTTGATATCGCCTAATTCATTCTGTAGGTTTCGTACATCTGCTTTCAGTTGTTTATCTTCTCGGTCTTTTGTAGCTCGTGTCTTTTTACGTTCACGTGCTGTTGTGATCTCATCTCTATTTATATTGATTATAGCACCCGAATTTGGGTCTCTTACCAAATCCGAATGCCCACTTACTTTAATCATTATACACTCAACGCTATGATTCTTAGGTCTTTGATGACTGGTGGTGTTGATGTGTTACTAGATTTCAGCACAATCTTAAGTTGGAATTGTGAGAATGCTTCCATAGTGCCACCATCTCCACCTACAAGGTATCTATATTCTCTAAACACGTTAGGGTTTTCATCTGAAGGTATTTCAGTTTCTTTAGTGGCTAACACCCAAGTCGAGTCTAATAGGTTACCAACCGCATCCGTATCTGAGGCATTTGTTCTATAGTAAACATCAAAGTCTGCCGCAGAAGGTCTGTTTGCGCCAATTAGGATCTTAATTCCTACTGCACTTTCTTCTAAAGCAACTGGTTGTGTGATGTGCTTAGATAGACTTGAGCCACCTGTTGAGTTGGTTTCTGCAATGTATACGAGTGGAACGTTTTCATTACTTGCCGCACTACTGGCAACCTGTCTATCCACTAAGTTCTTGATACCAGTTACAGACGAGCGTTGTAGATCCACCACAGGACATACAAGATCAGTGTTAGTCTTTAGATTGATCTTGTGTGTAATAGACTTAGCACCACTCATGTTTAGCGTCGAGTTCTCTGAAGAAGCAATCGTTCTAGTTGTTAAGAAGATATTGTTGTTTCTATTAGAGATGGGCGCATAAACCGTATCTTTAGTGTACGCCGTTTCAGTTCCAGCCCAAGACTTACCTGATGTAAACTTAGCTGAGTGTGATATCAAGGTTGATGGTGGTGATAACGTTTCGAAGTAAGGAATTAGTGTGTCGATTTCAACGTTTCTCGTCATAGTCACGGCAGAACCACCGCCTGCTACAGTAGAAGACGCTACATCTGATGCACCTGCCGTAAATTCAAATCCATAGCCATCTACCTTAGTCACTGTTCTTTGACCATTGATGTTAGCCGCCGCAATACCACCGAATGTTACTGCGCCTGCAATTGTTGTCTTGTCATTAACTAATAGACCATGACCAATTGACAATACTTGAACAGTTCCTGATGAGTTTGTAACTCCCAATGGATTTGCTCCTAAAGCAACTACTGGTACATTGGCATTCTCTAGAACCACATCACCTGTCGTATCAAACTTAGCACGATCAAGTGTAAATGTCAAGTCTCTCTCTTGATCTGCTGTCCAAGTTCTTGCGTTTTGAGACTTAAACAATGAACCCAATGTAGGTTGTTTAGTAACACGTTTCTCTGTAGATCCCACGATAAGATCCCCTGCCTTCGCAACGAATACGTGATATCCAGTTGTGTCTGCTAGTAATACCATAGAGTATTCTGTATTACCGTTTAAGTATACAGGCTCTTCAAACTCAAAGTATGTTACCACAGTACCATCTTCACTTGTACTAATAGCACTTGGTGATAATGATTTTACGCCGTTAGGAACAATTTCATCTGCCGATGGTACACCATTAACTGTTGGTCTAATTTGACAAATAACAGGAACAGTAGTATCCTTTGATTGAAACCTAACACCGATACGAGTTACGAACAGACCTTCAGTCTCATTGACCATAAATGTCTGAGCTAATGGATCCGATCTTCTGTTATTATTACGGTTAGTAGTTTGTTGTGGTTGAGTAACAGGGCGATTTGGTCTCGGTCTTGGAACAGTAGTCGTTGAACCACCGATAGTAAGTACACGAGTAGATGTGAATGTCGCTTGTCTTGTTTCCAACACACCAGCCGATGTGAATGGAGACATCGCAACAGATGTTGCAAACTCTTCTTCTGGAACACTAATGTCTAGAATTTTGAATTCACGAGTACCTGTTCTAAATTTAGTTGCACCGTTTGGAATGAAGAACGAACCTTCAATACTACCTTCTGCATCTGTGGTAAGTGTTGACTTTCCATTTGGATGCTCAACAGCATTAATATACTGGTTACCATAATCTTCAACAGTATTAGCAAATCTTGTAAACGATTCTGCTTTTACCCAATCTGCAATTGGCTTGTTATTAAAGAATGCATACACTTGAGTATTTGGTCTTAAACCAAATCCACGGAAGCTTACTTTCTTAGATCTCATGAATGGGATGAAAGCAACGTCTAGTACACGATCTTCAACAAACTCACGAACTGTCTCTGAAGCAACAACTCTATCGACTGATGTAGTTCTTCCCACTGTCGATGATGCAAGTTGTGTTCCAACGTTTAGCTGATCCTCACGACCAACCCAATTCCATCTCCAATTGTTCCACAGTGTTGCAGTGCCGTTGTTACGTAGTCTTGTACCACCGTCTTCAACACGATCTGGTTTACGGTCAACGTCAACCCACTCATCTGAAGCGGGAGATAGCTCAATAAACCCTTGACCAATAATAACCGCAAATGGGTTAATGTTCATGAATTCGGTAGCTTGTGGTTGATCAATATAGTTTTGGTTTGTGTGATTAAGGTAAACGCTATCACCTTTAAGAATTACACCTGTAGATAGATCACTATCGTAAAGCATTCTTACGTTTGCTTCTGAGAACCAAGGGCGCATTAGTTTAGCTTCTGGATCAATAGATGCTCTATAGTCTGCCGATTGGAAGGATCTTGCTTGATCAGCAAAGTTATCTACAAAGAAACCTGATTTAGTTCTGTTGTTTCCAGTTGCGTCTAGAACATTAAACGAATTGGTTTCCAATTCAAGAAGGCTCAATGCTGTAGATTCTTCTAGTCTATCGATACGTTCTTCGATCTTACCGATGTCACGCATAGTAAAACGTTTGGCTCTAATAGTAGTGGATGTTACATCTGCGTCATTGATTGTGAATGGGTTCATGTTCACGTGGAACATATCCAAAGCATTTGTAGGAATTGGTGGCAACATTGGGTTTACACTAGGTTCACCTTCAATTGCAGTAACATTACTTTCCCTATCAATAACAACACGTACTTTTTTACCCAAGTAGTATTCTGCATCACATGAGATCAAGCTTGTGTTCTTAGGCATCTCGTTAATACGAGCACCAGAACCAAAGTTGCCAGATGAGTTAACTGTTGAACGGAAATCTAGAACATTTCTTAAATTAACTTCTGCACCGTTTGATTGAGTGTATGATGGAATATCACCATAATCAATCTGTCCAGTGTAAGAGTTAACAGCAAAGAAATCGCCAGATGCGCCGTGTGTGAAGTGCTTATATCTCACAAACACATCAGCCGATTGAGTAACTCCAGCTTTCTTAACCATCCTACCATTTAGATAAGCAAAGTCACGTTGACCATTATCCAAGTCATAAGATGTTGTTAAATCCGCACCATCTGAATCTGCAAGAGTAATTCTCTCAATGCTACTAATATCAGCTTTTGTGAAGTTTAGATTTCCAGATGCATCTGGAGTAATAGTCTCTGTAACTTCTGTTATGCTCTTGGTTCTAACAGTACCAGCAGATTTATTAACATATGTTAAGACCTCATAAGTACCATCTGGAATGTTACCACCAATTGTACTAGCTGTACCACCAGCACCACTGAATGTAATGTTTGTGTTGACATCTGAGTCTGCATGTGCCGCAATCCAAGCACTAGTATCCGCAAAGGTTTCTCCTGTTGCAGTTAGTGTAAGTGTACCAGACTGACCAGAAACAACCGCACTACGTTTACGCTGTGTAGTTAGTGTGATGTCTGTAATAACCTTTGGACGATCTTCTGGTAATGGGAATAATAGACTTGTAGCCGCTTCGTCTTTAAACGCCGCTAGGGAGTTTTCAAGCACTAGTGTCATGTAGTCTGTAGAACCAGTACCAAGCGACTTAATGTTGTTTTTGTTCTTGTTAGCATTGATCTTAATGTCAAACAGGTAAACTCTAAAGTTTGCGCCATCTTCTTCAACAGATCTTACACGTGCTGTACCGATAAGAGTTCCTGTACCTGCTGTGTTAGGGTATAGGTTTACCAGTGCAAATGTGTCAATGTTTGGCAGACCTTTGTTTCCAGAACAAATAACATACTGACCGTATGCCGCCGCAACAACGTTATTGTTTTCTGTGATCGTTGTTCTAGGTTTTGAAACTGGAATTGATAGAGGAGAGTTAATAACTGCCCTATAACCATCTACATATGCAACACCCGGAGTAATGTCGAAGTCTAGCTTAGTATCATCAGTTTCATTGGTGTCAAAACTTACTGTAAATCTCTTGGCAATGTAGTTGCCTGATTCTTCTTTAGTACGAAGAGCCATCCTATCTTCGATTGTATTATAGTTGTCTGTTGGTTCGACTTGCGCCACAATTATACCATCAGTAATCTTACAGATATAGATAAAGTTCTCATCTGATGCAACATTAGCCTGATCAGTAATAGTTAATCTAATACGGTATCTGTCAGCACCTGGGGCAGACACGTTAGGTGTAGCACCTGAGTTATCATATAATGCTGTAGTGTCTGATACTGTAACAATATCTTGAGTAACTTTAAAACCAATAATAGCATTTGCTGTCGGTGTATACTTAGAGACGATTAGTGACTGTTCTGCCGCAAATACAAATCTATCGTTAGCAAAGAAGTCACCTGCGTGGATAGAAACTCTAGTACCTTGACCAACACATGGGTTAGCAACAGTGTTTGTTGCTTGAACAGTAAGTGTTTCACCACCACCCGATAGAGTATCACCTGCTGATACACGTACTGGTGAAGATCCACTAGTTCCACCTGACGTGCTTACATATCTTACGTAGATTGTAGCTGGTTCAGATTCTGATACTCGTGCAACTGCCTCATGAACCTGTACGATGATAGAGTTACCTGTTGAAGTAAACTGCACACCAACAATTGAATTGGTTGGAAGTTCTCCATCAAGTTTAATAAACTCATATCCGTTGTTACAAGTTGTTCCGCCCGGATTGACTGCCGCACCTTCTTTGAAGATGTTTCTACCCATTCGAGAAATCTCTCGTTGGGTAATAGTTTGCATTTGAGTCAACTCACGAGCTTGTAGAGCACGACCATTGTTAAAGAGAATTCTGTGATAATTGTCACTATCAGCAAAGTCGTCTTTGTATGTTGACGCAAAAAGGTCTTTTGTAAAGTCTCTAGTCATGTTTTTTTACACCAATTTAAAGTTGAATAACGATTTTAATATCTTCAGTTTGTTCTGCCGATCTAGTAACAGCCGCTCTATTATCTATATACAAAATATCACCACTTAATGGGTTTAAATCCCCATTGATAAATGCATTTGTATCACCATCAGCGTTTGCTAATGCAAGAACACCAGAACCAGAACCATCTGTCTCTGAGATAGATTCAGCTTCTTCAAACTGAATGAAGCCTGTTGTCTCGTTTTGATGATAGTAGAGGTTATCTGAGTCTACCTTATCGATATATGCTTGAGCACCACTTGTGGAACCAAGGATAGTTTTATCTGGACTGAATGCCGATGAGATTGTAGATAGGTTTAGTCTATTAAGAGCATTGCCTGTGTTATCTGTTAGCTTTGCACCAGCATGTGTTAGAGGATTTTTGATTAGAGCAACTTGACGGAAATCGTTTCCTACAATGAAGTCACCCTCTTCAATACCTTCTGGTTTTGTGTTGAACATGATTGCTCGTGTTCTTAGATCGTCTCTTGGATCTGCACCCACACCTAATTTAGGACCAAAGATTGGCCTAACAGATGCGCCTGTGCCACCACCACCCGATAAGGTAATGCTTGCATACGTGTAGCCCGCACCAAACACAAGTGTTCCAGATGAGTCACGTGCGTCCAATTTAGATACTGCACCACCAGATACCGTGACATCAGCTTTAGCCAATGTGCCACCGTTACCTACGATTGTTGCAGTCGGCGTTGATGTGTAACCTGTCCCACCAGCAGTTACTGTATAACCAACGATTTCTCCTGCTACTGCCGCATCTTGAATACCCTTTTGCTCAACAATAGATGCTGGGCTATCACTGTCTGTTGAAACAATGAAGGTAACAGGAAGGAAGTTAGCAGAGAGGAATTTAGATGCTGTTAAAGCACCGATAGAGAATAAGAATTTCCAGACATAACCATCTGCCGTTTTAAATGCGTTTGTGGATGTGCCTGTAGGTTTAACCGTAGAGTTAACCACATTGCCAGCGGCATTACGACCAGCTTGTAAACAAATGTATACGTGGTTCTCGTCAGTAAAGACATAATATGCAGAGACAGGATGTCCTTCGACATTGTCATTAAAACTTGAGTACGTTGCACCCGATGACCAATCTGTGCGTGGAACAACCAAAGACTTATCGGCAACTGCTTTGACAGACTGCAATGAAAGTCCCAAGTTACGAGTATCTCGTTGTGCGTTCTTAGGTGTGGGTGCGGTATCTGTACCGTCCCATGTCTCCGAACGACCTAAGCCAATGTAATAGTCATTTGCCGCACTATCAATATCAGTAATGATATTAGTTAATAGTTGCTTTTTGAGTGTGTCTGTAATAATCGCTGTCATTTTCTATGTCCTTAAGAAGCAACTGTTTTAGAGGCTAAGTGCCAGTTTGCACCATCCCACATCATGAAACCAGCTTCATGTGCCGCAAATGCTACTGTTGATGGGTTACCTGTACCGACTAAGCTTGTTACCGTTACTGTAGCAGTACCTATTCCCCTATTCACAAAGTATTTAGTCTCGCCAGTAATCGTCCCATCTGCCATCGTAATAGCAAGTGCAGAAGACGCATTGAAGATTGTTAGAGGAATTGTTAGGTTTACTGCGCCATCGCCTGTTAAAAAGTGTTCACGATGCACAATTTTGTTATTGATATTAACTGCACCAGTACCCTTAGAAGCTAGAATAAGAGATACGTTAGTGTCATCCCCATCTGCCGAAATTGAGGGGCTGTTGCCTGTTGCGGAGTTCGTAACCAAGATCTGGTTCACTGCCGATGCAGTAGCTGTTACTTTGATCAACTCAGCACCGTTGGTGTCGTTGATACTAGTACCAATCTTACCTGTGTTGATAAGAGGAGATGTTAATGTCTTAGCCGCCAATGTCTGAGTAGCCGCCGCAAATACGAAAGTATCATTAGTGCCAAGTACAGGCAATGTGATGTTGCGATCAGCCGCTAGTTCACTTGCTACAACCATATACTTATGGTCTGAAGACAAGTCGTTGATTTGTGGTGTAGTGATAATAGGTGTAGTCAATGTCTTATTAGTCATTGTCTGTGTAGCGGTATTGGAGATCAATTCAGTACCGACTATAGGAAGAGATAGTGTAATATCACCAGATGGATTGCCAGCCGCCAAAGTTGTCTCATGCTGATCAACATTAGTGCCTTCAAAGACAATGCCCTGATCGGTCATAGTGATGCCTGCGCTCAACTCACCTGAGTCGCCACCAAGCATCTCATAAACTTCTGCGAAGTTCTGATTAATTTTAAGACCAGCTACTCTGAGAGTATCGCCAGTTCCGTCATTAGCATTAGTGCCTCTGTCTATGTTCTGTCTTGCCATTGGTTGATCTCTATTCTAAATCTGTTATCTTTATTTATAAGGCTTATGCGGAGTCACTGTCGTACCAAGGGAAATTAACTTCATCAAATGTGTCTAAATCTGTAGACATTCTTGGTGTACGGTAATCAATCCCAGCACTATCTTCATCAAACGTTGGTGACTGTGTTCCAGCCCACTCTTCAATCGTATCATAGTTTCTATCAAGCTGTTCAAGTGTGATATTTTCATAATCTTGTAGTTTGCGTAGTAGATCCACACGTGTATCAGTTGGAACAATTCCTGTTGCTTCAAGTTGAGCACCAAAGATTGCTGTAGCAATACCTTCAACGACTGGATCTGTGTTTGCAACCAAGTCCACTGTAGGCATAACTAGGAGATCTTGTATGTTCTCAGAAACGATTTGTACTTCACCACCGATATACATGCCAGCAGGATGCACAAATAGTTTATATGCTTCTTTCCACTCACTAATAGGAATAGGAGCCTTGACAAGCAGTGCATACTTCTGATATAGTTTATCATCAATAAGATACTTGAGCGATTCGGATCCAATAGTTGAAGTGCTTTCACCAACATTAAAGATATTTTCCTTAGTGTAAACAACGTCAGGCGAAATACCAAAGAAAGTTCTAAAGAACTGTTCAATAGAGTATAGTGTACCCTTAGATCTATATAGTGTGTTAGAATACTTAGCCGCCGCACGTTTGTTTTGGAAGCCCTCAAAATATTGTTGCCCAAGTAATAGCTCGTCTTCGATAAACGATAGGTTAGTTAGATCTGTTGCGGTGATATCTCTACTAACAAATAGATCACTTACTAACTTAGAAGGTGAGACATCACTGTCTTCAAATTGGTAGTATGCTTCAAGGAAAGATACTAGTTTAGGATACTCTTCTATAAAGTAACTGGGCAGAACTTCTTTTACAGAATTGTGATCCTGTAGGGAAAGCTCCCTTCTATTATTATCTTTTAATGTTTTATCTTTTGACATGCGTGTTTATTATGTGGTAGATACCACAACTCCTGTAGCAAATGATGGACCTGAGTCATATTCAAGAATGTCATTTCTTAGTGGACTAATGGCAGATTGATTGGCAGGAACAACACTTACCTTGATGAATTGATTTCCGCCAATAACAGAATTGACGTTAAGACCAACGATGCTAACAATCCCTGTTGCGGAATTGTATGAACCAATGTTATCCGATTGCACAATCTTACTGCCTAATGCAACGATTTGAAGTTTATTGGATCCTAGTTTGTTTTGTATATTACATGTCGTACCATTAAAGTTAAATGGCGTTGATTTGACAATGATGTCTTTATCATCAGCCTCTGCAATTCCAACAGGGTATCTCAGTGTGTGATCCTGTAGCGTATTTGTTGTCGGAGTAAATCTACGTTGCAACTTGATGTTAGCACGTGATGATAGAACAGCCGTGTCAACCTCATCAACATCGTTCAATAGATTTGATCTACGGAATGATTGGTTGAACTTTCCGATATTTTCAGTAAAATACCTATCAATTTCTACCTGTACGTTATCCTGTACGGTTGTCAACGACAATGCGCCAAGCTTAGGGTTGAATTGGAAGAAGATCTCTGTCTCAACGAATGTGGTAACTGGATCTTCAAACTTCGTATCAAATCCCACAACCGCAAGTTGCTTAGTTAGATCTACAATAGAGTTTTTTGTTGTTGCAATAGTTTCTGCTGTTACGTCTGCGTTAAACACGATTGATAAGAACACTGTACCAAATTCTGGTTTAAGAGCATCTTCACCACCAAAGGCTTGAATGTCTTTAATGATTGTACCAAAATTGCTCAACACAAGGGTAGAGTAATCGACTGCCGTAACCATACGGTTCTGTGTGGCATATTGGAATGGGGCATTCTTACGAATAGAAGCCATTGTTTCTGCTTCTGCACCACCAAGAGAGTTGACTACAGTGACTGGTGTTACATCATAGTTTGTACCAAGAACAGATATTCTATTGTTAGCAGTCCAAGCCGTAGCTCCGTTAGCTTTAGATCCGTTAACTTGCAAGTATTCGATTACAATCTTATTACCTGCAACAGGTGCTTTACCAAGAGTTACGCCATCACCAAAGGTAATCTCGTAGAAACCATTAGGGGCTTCCTTCATAATATAGAGTTTGGTATTCTCATTGATCGTAGAAGCTTTAGAGATGTTGATATAGTTTGCAAATGTAGTATCAGTTGATGATTCATATACCTTTACTATGGCAGTTTCCATATCAATGTTCTTGTCTGGAATGACATAAACATCATCCACACTGTCTGGTCCTACAAAGAAAGTTTTGGTGTGACTATGACCCTCAAGGAGATCAATATTTAAAGATGATGATGGGGTCTTATATGCATAGTACCCAAATCCATTGTCAGTAGCAGTAACAGTTTCTCTAGTTTGGAATGTGTATGTCACATCATCAACAGTAGCCGTAAACTTAGTACCAGTTGGTAGAGATAGTGTTGAAGGTCTTCCTGATAAGTCGCCAGTGTTTGTCGTTAGTGTTACAGTACCTCTAGATGCAGTCTTCGACTTAGGGATATATCCAATACCTTCTGCAAGAGACACCAAAGAACTGCGAAGTTGTGCAGTAGACAAATATGATTCGTTTAATGCGAAGTTGGCAATAAGTGCATTGTAATGGGTATTAGTGGCTAATACGTCCAGAATATTGGACAAGCCAGATCCTTCAAAGTTATAGTCAGAAAACTCTGCATGTCTTTCAAAGTTTGTCTTTAGGTTGTTCTTGATCGTATCGAAGTCAAGCTCTGTTGATTTAATTGTGGTAGCCATATTATCTTAACCTCGTAACGAATGTATTGAGTGTAACAGTTTCTTCTGTATTAACTACCTTAAAAGTAATTGAAACAGAAAGCGAATTTCTATCTGGTTGCAGATTTACATTAATGTCAAGAACTTCAGCACGTGGTTCGTAGATATAAAGTGAACTTTCTATCTGTTCTCTTGCTTCATCAGCAATAGACTCATCAGCCAATTCGAAGAACAAGGACGTAAGGTCTGCACCGAAGTCCTGATCAAAAGGCTTTTCTAGTCTTCCTGTAGCAACAATGTTCTTAACACTTTGTTTAACCGCCGCCGAATCATTCTTTTTATAGATATCGCCTGATGGTCTTTTAGCAAAAGTCAAGTCTATATCTGAATACGATCTTGTGCGAGAAGTAAGAATACTTTCCACATTCGGATCTTTATCTTCTATTGATAGTACACGTGCCATTGATTATCCTTGAACTTATGCTTTTATTTATAACAGTTTTACTGAGGACCTGTGGATGGTGGTGCGATTTCCACTAAACTATCTGATGCCTGTAATGCGTTATTGTATTTGGTTTCAACAACTCCATCATATGTCGCCGTTTCGCCCACGTAATTTGGAAGTTCGATAATGATTTGAACATTCAGAGATCCATCAGGAGCAAAGGTGTCATAGTCTAGGGTAAGTTTATCGAATTTGCCAATTTCTGCTAGAGCGCATGCAAGTTCATATGTGGCGTCAAGATCAGAACCTTTGGAGTCGTGCAGTTCGTATACAACTGCCCTACCCTTGCTTCTCAGATCCAGTATGCCATCAGGAGTAAGTTCTTCAGTTTCCAATCCATTCGGACCTTCTCTACCATATATTTCCTTAGCATAGAACCCTTCAATAACCTTAAGCCTGTGGTTTGCAAATTGACCATCCACCCCATTAACAAAGTCTGTTAGTGTAGCGTGTTCAATATAATTATGACCAATTGCCTTTTTATCAGCCAAGCTCAGGTGTTTAAATGCACCAGCATCGTTGGCATTAATGAACCTAGCAAAGCGTATCTTTTTAATCAGTTTAGTACCTGTACCAATGTGAGTCTTATTGTCCATTGGACCGTGCCCACCGATAGCGTTTTTAAACACCTTCTTCTTTCGTTTTACACGGAAAGTCTTAGCGGCGGATGAAGAATTTCTTCTAGGAACCCAACCATTTAGGTCATCGTCTAGATCAGCATCTCCAAAGCCCGCAAATGGCGGTGGTGGTGCTGACGCTGGATCATATGCAGTAAATGGTGGTGGTGTTGACTCCCCTTCTGGTGCCGAAATAGTAGTAGATCCTCCACCAGTAGTAGTGGTATTAGTGGTAGTGGTAGTGTTGCCAGAAGTGGTAGTAGTAGTAACATCTGTGTCTTCAGCCTCTGCAACAGTAACCGTGTTGCCTAAATTAGGACTACTTTGATCCTGTTGAGGTGATGTGGAAGCGTTACCCACAGTTACTGTTCCTCTTTGACAATTGCCACCAGCGTTTCTAATTCTACCAAATCCATTAGGTGGTGATGTAGAAGCAAAGCTTGGGTTCAACGTACCAGCACCAACTTGTTTCGCCGTGAAATCTGGATTAGCGAGATTGATAGGATCTCTTAACTTGGATCTAACATCACCTTCTTCAAGCACACGTGTACGAAGTGAGGTCTTTAGGAAGTCATCAATATCAACCTTAACTTTCTTAACACCTAGTTCTGATTTTTCAAGGACAGATTTTAGGATACCAGATGGTGCTGTATATACAGGTGGCTGTTCTGTGTCATCTGCCGTATATCCTGCCGCCGAACCTGTGTTACCAGCCGAACCCGGATCAGTATCTGGATCCGAATAGTTCTGAGAGTTTGTTACGTCTGCCGTAATAGATCGAACTGCCGTACCCTGTAGATCTCCCCAAAATGCAGGTGCTGTTACACCTTCACTGAAGTGCGCACCTTGACCGTGAATTCTCATTTCAAGACCACCGATAGTACCACCGTCACCCCAAACATACATTTCTGTTGCTTGCAAATTCATCTTAGGTGATGATTGGATTATACGTGTAGCGGCAGTCAACTCTAGCTTGTCAGAAGCCGCAATGATATGGCTTCCTTCAGTCGCTTGCTTGTTGTTGCCTTTAATAGCTGTAGTGACATTTCCAAGGTGGGTATTTACTGTACTGCCAACAACCGTATTAGATGAGTTGCCTGACACAGTCTTACCCTCGTTACCAAATACCTTAGTTCTGGAATGCCCTTGGATAGTCTCTGTTTTGTCATTCTTAGCAGTGAGGTCAAAACTGTTGCAGTTAACATTAAAGTCGCCCTTGACATTCAAGTTCAAGTCGCCCTCATATGTGAGTGTGCCGTTACCCTCTACTATCACCTTTTGGTCACCGTGAGTAACTTCAACCTTGTTACTTGTTGCTAAAACAACTACTGTTCCGTCTGGAAGTAATTCAACACCAGCACCACTGTTGTGCTTAATAAGAATACGCTCACCGCCCGGAGTATCATTGAATTCGAATACGTGACCGCTGACTGTTTCTTTAACATCAGAATGTGGATATACCGTTGAAATTACTGGTGGGAGTTCGATATCAGCACCCAACCGTAATCTATGGGTCTTGCCAGAACGTATGGCCTCGTTTACACCTGATTGATTTTCGTATGTTTTCCTTGGGAATTGCTTACTAGGATCTCCAAATGCGTCATATGACATACCTTGGGTTTGCGTAAAGCCTGTGCCAAAGCGTTCTTCTCTATCCTTTAGATCGTCTCTTTCCGTTGTCATACTGGTATTCCTGCATTAATCTGTGCTGTTGTAAGTGGACCCGATGATTTGGGGTTTGTTATCAAGTTTGTTTTACCAAAGGTTGCTCTAACATATTCTGGTACGTCAAACCCAGGATCTACTTTACCTGCATCTGATGTGTCATTGTGTCCTAACGCCTGACCATCAGGCCATGCCTCATAGAACGACCTTACAAACATTCTAAATGTATTCATAGATGCAGGTGACAAGCTTTGTGCACTAATGTATCTATTGGGATTTGGCGTTCCACTTGGGCAGTTGTACCCCCCTGCCATAGAGACGCCGATTGAACGTCTGTTGTGACCATATGCGCCTGAGTGTGCACCCTGTCTATCCAATGGTCTTCCCCTTTGGAGTCTTCCATCCCTGCGTATAATGTAGTGGTATCCGCACCCAGACCAGCCACGATCTAAATGCCAAGAATGCACTTCGTCCGAACCGATATCTTGGTTAGTGTATGTGCCTGTCCAGTGGGCAACAAACTGTGTAATTTCCCTATTAGTGTTTCTGAACTCTGCGATTAACTCTTCGGGAGAGTCAACGTAAGAAAACTGACCAGTGGTTATTGGTGTATTAGAACCTTCCCATGTAGCATTGTTCGATCCAATCTCAAAGCAGTCGGTTGTCTTCTGCCCCACAACAGGACTGGCACCATTACTTATGTTAGCACTTGGTGATAGGTCAAGGTTGTTGACCGTTTGTTCTATCTCTCCGAATGGTAAAGTCGATTGTGCAGAGATAAGAGCAATTGCTGTAGCTTTATCACCCCTCTCAATCAGACTTGCAATGATATCGATATCGATGTCAGTACCGATTAGTAGACCTTGAGTTATCAAATCAAAACTCTTGTCCGCTTTCCTAATCAAATTGCTTAGGAGACCACCGCCAACACTACCCATAAGATCCTTGAAGCTACCTTCAAATGCCTTAGTAACATCCGCAATACCAGTTGAAATGCCAAGCCCTCCCGAAATGGATGCTGTTATTTTACTAATACCCTCTTGCCCATCTAGTGTAGCAACGGATTTTAACACTGAACTAATATCTTCTGCGGTCTTGCCTGTCACATTCGTGAGTGCTCTTGAGATAGCTTCGGGTGCGCCAGAACTAATTATAAGATCCAATTCACCGTTGGCAATTGTTTCTCCAATCGCACTACTGATATTGCTAGTTGTAGATGATATGTCACCAATGAGTTCGTTTGATAATCCAGGAACTTGGCCTGTGATCTCTACAATTGAATCCAAAGCACTCACGTTGTCAAGGATATTGTCTCCACCACTAAGGGGAAGGATACCCGACACCGCTTCACCAACCTTAGTTAGTGATGTCTCTAGTTTACAAGATGTTGCGCCTACAATCTGAGACTTTTTCTCAAGTATCGCATCAAGATTACTGTTCTTTAAAATGCCAGATAGTTGACTATTAAGATTGTTGATATTAATTGCCATTATAAGCCTCCAATACTGCTTTAGCATGTGCTACACGCTGTGCCTTATGTGCATACCTTGCATTAGGTGCTTCGTACTTGTCGCAGAAGAACTCTGTTGCAGTTGTGATATTTGTCATTTCTCTAAATTGGGAATACCCATAGTATCCCGGATTTATTGTAGAAAACTCATACAATAAAAATGCTAGTTGAGTTTCCAATTCACCAATCTGCAATCCACGTTCTTCAGAGAAGTCCTCTAACAACTGTAGTCTTCCAGCCGCTGGGTTCCACTGAGCAATACCAAAAGAGTCCTCTCCTGTAAATCCAGATGTGACACCCGGATCTAGGTTAGATTCTTGAATAAGATTTCCTATTATAGCAGATGCCTGTATTGGTGTAAAGCCATTAGTTACAAAGAAGTTAAACGATTTTTCCGAATTAGATCCACCAACCGCACTCCTAGTATCAATTGTATTATTTGATACGACAGGGCTACCCACTGGTGTGGCACCAGTAGAAGAGTTTCTACCAACATGCTGATCAATCGGATCCCCTTGTTCAAATCGTGGCATCGATCCCATGATGACTGGTACTTGACTTTGTTCTCCATCCATAAACATACCAAATACCTGAGCACCCGGAAGTAAACCCACAGATCTACCAATTCCAGACATACCACCCTCAGTGGTTGGAATAAGGACTTGCGCCCATGGCAGTGAGCTTTCTGGAACTTCATTAACATCTTCGTTATGAATTCCAAATATCCTAACTCTAACTCTAGCAACTCTTAATGGATCTTGCACATCGATTACAACACCAATGAACCACCTATGAATATCTCCGTAGAAATTGGATTGAATGGGTGTGAAACTCATAATTTAGAAACTCCTAGTGTTACTTTGTGCTTCTCGTCAAAGAAGCTATGCCGTATGGATGATATGATAAACTCACCAGACTTTTGATCATCAAGAACTGTCTCTTCACCTTCCATAGCAGTAACTTCCAATTCGATTTTACCGCCGATTGTTGGAGTATCAAGTTGCATGAACAGAGTACCAGTGACTGTCATAACAGCCGTGTTATTGCCCATTGCTTTGATAACAGCTTTTCGTCTGATCTTAGACTTTAGATTATCAACTTCTTCGTCATATCCATACCCATCCATTCTAACCGATGAAGGTGCTGTAATGCCAAAGACGAAGTTTGACTCATATTCAGTAATTTTCTTACCCCCAACCTCAAATTCCGTATCGATTAGTTGAGTGTCAGGTAACATTTCAGTTATCTTAAATTCTGGATTACTAATTCTGTTTCCGAATACAGTATCTAGCACATCATATCTGGCACCAACCGAACCACTTGAGATATTGACTAAAGTATCGTTCCTACTGCTATATTCAATGTTTTCTATTGTGAATAGGTTTTTATCAGGATCGGCACTTGCCGCAATAGCACTCGATTTAACAAATGGTCTATTGAACAGTGGTTCTGCATCTAGAATATCTTCTAGACTTGTCATAAAGACATCATCACTCTTGATAGATCCAAACAAGAAGTATGGAAATCCTTTATTGGTTGTCAAACCGTTTAGCACCCAATTTAGAGTTACGACTGGTGTTATATATGGTGTAACAATGGACAGAGATCTCTGAACAGGATCTATGTTCATCATAGTGGTGTCTAAACTCACACCCAACTCACCATCAAGAACTCTCGTAACGATCTGTTCTGGTGTACCCTCATACGCTTTACTAATCACTTGAAGATGGCTTCTGAATACATGCTCAGTCATTAAAGAAAATACATATGTCATAGTGGTGTCGTTCACTACTGTAACGGAAGCTGTTTCATACATGATAAAACGCTTCTTAATGCTCTTCTCTTGGACGTGGTTTAATACTTCTATTTCAAGTATCTCTGTACCAGTGAACTGCGAACTAGCAAACAAGTTGGCGTTGTCAACAATAAGTATCTTACCAGAAATCCCAATGCTTTTTATATTCTCAACAAGTATCAGTTCACCAATAACAGTAGAGACATCAATCTCTTGATCACCCTTTATAATAATTGCTTTTTGATATTGATATTGACTTGCCGTTGTGTCAGACATTTAAGTTTCCTTTAACTTAGAACTAAACTGTGAGGCAACTCTTTGAACTATTTTAGGATTAAGAACAATAATGTTAGACAGATTGTCGTTGAAGTCAATCATTCTTTGTATATGGGTCTTGGCTGTGAGGCCACCCAAGTCTGGATTATGAGGATTGATATCGGCATACTCTAACTCAGCATTCTCATAGTGATGAACTGAATCATATTGTGTGCTTTCACCAGTGATGATACATGTTTGAATGTCACCGCCTGTGCCAACTGTAAGGGTCTCGCCTACGTTGAAGTTATCATTTGTTTTGATAACAATAGTACCAAGATTAAGGTTTACTTCCACAACAGGTCCTGTAGAACCCGACTGAGAACCTGTAACGATCTGCCCCTTTTTAAAGTTAGTCGTACCTATATCAGTTGTTGTCGTAACAACTCTATGGGGATAGTTCTCCAAAGCTGTGTGATATAGCTCGTTAGATCCTAAAGGCCAACCACTTTCTTTCAAAGAATTATTACATAGGAAGAAAGTCCAATAGTATTGGGTTGTTCCATAGAGTTTGTACGATAGAGTGTCGGGTCTTTCGCCTTGCATAATTGTATACTTTTCATATATCGTAGTATTGCCCACCGATTCTTCTGACAGAATTGCGGCTTTACCAAAGTTTTGAAACTTGACAAACGGCTCATTCGAACCAAACTTGTATATCGTATCTGGAAAATTCTTAAAAAACATCTATCTATCTCCCCATCTGTGCTATGTCTTGTTTATTGAGAGGACGGATCTCTGTAAACGATAGGGTAATCTGAGCATCAGTAAAGCCACCATCATCATAAAAACCTTGTCCTGCACTATTATAAGTGACCTGACAGTTCGTGAGGTATGAAGTCAAGATTTTAGTAAATACACTTTTACCTTTATATTTCATGGTAATGTCAAAAGGATCTGGAAACTTATATCCGACTGCAATTTGACCAACACCAATCTCATCTGGATACATTGCCACTCTAAATTTCTTAATGATTTCTTTGATACGCTCTACTTCCTCTGCACTATTAGGCACTAGCTTGAAAGTGAATGAGTGGGATCTAGAAGAAACGCTTTGAAACAGTGTACGACTGTTGGGGTTTAGAGCAACACGTGTAGCAGATGATACACCCTGTGCGGCCTGTGTGTTTAACCTACTTGCAACTTTTAGTGCCGCTAACGATCCACCAGATCCACCAGCAGTACCAACAATAGCATCAATAAAGCCCTTTGCTTCATTACCCATTGAGCTTGCGGCTGAAGCGATCATGCCAGATCCATTCGACATTCCAGCTTCTACTCCTGCGCCAATGGCACCTAGATCTGCATTTTGATATCCAATGGTATCATTGAAGTTTTGTGCTGATGGCATTCTAAGCTGAATCGACCAATCACCCAATTTTCCCTGATCCATACGTTTGATACTTAGGTTTGGTTCTCTTGGTTGAACGTTTAGTGCCGCTTCTAATGCTTCTGAGGCTACATTATTCGCCACATCCGCCGCACTGTTTCCCTCTTGCCCTTCTGCGACATCTGCCGAAACTTCTGCAACAGTCCTTGCGATATCCGCAGAATTACTAACAAACTTTGATATATCCAATGGTGCAATTTCTCGTGGTCTGAAAGAAATGATTGCAGGATATTCTCCCTTATTGTCAATGGGGAATTCATAGACCTGTTTAAGTTGTTGTGGCATGTTTAAACCTTAATAAATAGAAGTGCATCGGTATTATTTATAAGGCAAATCATGGCGCATAGTGGAAAATTTAAACCTAAAAACATAACAAAGTACAAGGGAGACTACACAAAGATCACTTATAGGTCTGGTTGGGAACTAAGATGCTTTAAGTGGTGTGACGATAGTCCTATGGTGAAGTATTGGTCAAGTGAAGAAGTGGTCATTCCCTACATGTATGATGTGGATAAACGCATGCATAGATACTTCATGGATCTCAAGATCACATGGAAGGATGGATCTGTGGATCTTATTGAGATCAAACCAGACAAAGAGACAAGACCACCAGAATATAAGGGTAAGAAGACCAAGCGTTATATCAATGAGAGTTTGACTTACATCAAGAACCAAAACAAATGGACAACTGCCCGAAGCTACGCCAAGGATAGGGATTGGGGTTTCCAGATCTGGACTGAGCACACATTAGAAAAGATGGGTCTTATGCCTAAAAAGACCAAGCCACTTAAGTCGGCTAAGGTTGCGTTTAAACCATTAAAACCGTTGAAGGTCAAAAAGCGGACTAAAAAGTAGTATAAATAACATTATGAACAAAAGCGTATTCGACAGATTAGAGATAGAAGCATTCCGTGCAGGTATTACTCCACGGACTGATCAAAGCCGTGCATGGTTTCGTAGACGTGCACAAGCAATGCGAAGAGTCAACAGAGAAGGTATTATGCAAGCCGAACAGATGCAGTCCACTGGTAGGACAGAGTCTGTTGTGGGAAGCATGTACATGTTTTTCTATGACCCTAAGCACAAAGAGACATTACCATATTATGACCAATTTCCTTTAATTTTTGTTCTCGGAGATGCGCCCGGTGGGTTCTTGGGTATGAACCTTCATTACCTACCACCACTATTGCGTCAAAAACTATTAAAAGCCTTACTTGATCTAGCGAGTAACGATAAGTACAACAAAAGAACTAAACTGATGTTGTCCTACGATCTGCTCAAAGGATCTTCTAAGTATGCCGCATTCAAACCGACAATTAAGCACTATCTAACATCACATGTTAAAACACGTCTAGCTAAAGTTCCAGCCGCCGAATGGGAGATTGCAATATTCTTACCTATGGCACAGTGGAAGAAAGCAAGTGCAACTCAGGTGTATAGAGACTCAAGGAAAATGATCTAATGTTCAATGTGGATGAAATGAAGGCAATGATCTCTAAAAAGGGTGGCTTCGCACAAGCCAACCAATTCAGAGTAGTACTTCCTGCACCAAGAACTATATCAAGACAGACTGATAGACGTGGTCTCGCTGAAGACATACGTGATATTAACCTACTATGTAAAGATGTGAACCTACCAGGAAGACAGATCCTAACACAGGAACGTCAGATTGGTATGACTAACCGTAAGGTTGCATATGGGTATGGGTATGAGGACGTGTCTATGACGTTCCATCTTATGAACGATTATGGCATGAAAAGATACTTTGAAAATTGGCAAGAACAGATAATTGATTTCGAAACAAAAGAGTTAAAATATAAGAACACATACACTCACGACATTGAAATTATACAATATAGAAAGGGTGTAGCAACTGCATCCAAATCTAGCACAACTAACATTGGTTTTGATATCAATGATAATCTAAGATTTGACCTAGACATAACTAAGACGAAGAGGGGCATCGTAGCCCCAGCAGTTGAAGTGTATAAGTGCAAATTGATAAACGCATTCCCAACAACCTTGAATGCTTTACAACTAAACAATGAGCAAAATGGTTTGCTTGAAATTAATGTCCAATTTTCATATGACGATTGGGTGTCTACTTAAACAATGGAGTTATTATGGCTTTACCTAAACTAAATGATCAACCAAAATACGACTTGACAATCCCATCTAGTGGTGTTGAGATTCGAATCAGACCATTTTTGGTCAAAGAAGAAAAGGTTCTCCTACTCGCTATGGAGAGCCAAGATCAGTCGCAGATCCTATCTGCTATTGTTGATACTCTTGAGGCGTGTGTGTTAGGCGATATTGACGCAAATGCTCTAACAACGTTTGATATTGAATACCTATTCACTAAGCTGAGAACTAAATCGGTGGGCGAAAGTGCTAAGATTGAATTGTCATGTACAAAGTGTGAAGCACAAAACCCTGTAACGGTTCCAATGGATGATGTTGGCGTTAAAGGTGATATGAATAGTCAAACTGCAAAAGTAGATTTGGGAAGTGGTATTAGCATCGATCTACAGTGGCCTCGTTATAAGACTATTGCAAACGACAAGACTGTTATTAGTGGTGGTGCAGAAGCTACATTCTCTATGATTAAACATTGCATTAGTCATGTATGTACTGATGATGAGCGTATCAAGTTTGATGAGGAAAGCGCAAAGGAAAGAGATGACTTTGTCAACTCTATGACGAGTGAAAACTTTGGATCTATCAAAACCTTTATCGAAGCTATGCCCACACTGAAACATGACATCGATTTCAACTGTGTTGAATGTGGTCACAAGAACGAGTTTACCTTAGAGGGTATGCAAGATTTTTTTTAATATGTCTATCCCATAATAGTATACTTAATTACTATAAGAACAACTTCGCACTGATGCAACATCACCAGTATAGTTTAGATGAGATAGACGGATTGATACCATGGGAAAAGGAAGTGTATATTAGTATGCTTTCGGAATACATAAAAGAACAAGAAGAAGAACGGAAGCGACAGAAAAATGGCTGAAACCACTCTCAATGATGTAGTCAAAACCCTACAGAAAGGTCAAGCAAAAGATGCTTTGCTGGCTAGAAGCTTTGACACATGGTTCAAGGCTATGGAACGTGCACGTCTTGATGCTCTAGAGGAAGCTAGAGAGCGCAAGAAAGCCAGGCCTCTTGAGGTGAAGCAAGAGCGTTCCAAACGACCTAAAGACAACGCTAAAGGCGGTTTCATGATCTTGGGTAAACTAATTGGACCTTTGACAGCATTCATTGCTGGCTTCGGCGCATTAGGTGCGGCTCTAGTGGGTTTCAGAGGATGGGAACTCAAGGCTATTAAGTCTTTGAATAATTTCGGTGGGTTCACTAAGCTGTTGAATCAAAAGTTCATCAATCTGAGAGCTACATTTTTTAGACGGTTGGGACTAGATCCTACGTTGGGTAAAGCTGTTGAGGGTAAGAGAACTCTTGCCACACCATTAACTACACAGTTGGCTAATGCTATAAGAACTTGGTTCTCTGCTTTACAACAGAAGTATTATAGGATCTTTGGTCTTGGTGTTGACGGAAAACCTGTCACGGTCAAAGGTGCTGATGGTAAGTTCAGACCACAAAGCATTGTGTCTAGACTTGGCGTGAGAATAAACAGCCTCTTTAGACCTATAACTCGGCTATCGACTGCTATTGGTGGTTGGTTCACAGGAGCAGGAGCAAAGGTTATGACCTTTGTTAGGACTTTCCTTGGTAGAGGTGCTGGATTTCTTAGGCTAATGGGTAAAATACTATGGCCTATTGGTATTCTTATGTCAGCATTTGATGGCATGAAAGCATATCAGAGTTCTGAAGAAGCCACAATCTTTGGTAGATTCGGTGATGGTCTTGCGGCAATGGTTGGATCCTTTATTGGTATTCCGTTTGATATGATTAAGAATGGCATCCTTTGGATTATCCGTAGTATTACAGGCGCAGAAGTTGATGAGGACGGTAATTATGACACATCGACTGTAAGTGGTAAGATACTACAAGCCGCTACAGACTTTTCATTCACCGAACTGATTGGCAAGTTTGTTAAAGCACCATTCAATGCTATTATAGGTGTTCTCGATTGGATCAAAGAGAAGTTTGCTATATTCTCTGATGAAGGAGAAGGTGGTGGCATGAGCGGTGTTCTGAAATCTATATTTGATGACGCCCTAGCTCTTATGGGTTTTGATAAGAGTATGTCTGTAGGACAGATCATTGGTCAGATTGCTGTAGCACCCGCAACTGCCGCTATAAACTGGCTTGCTGGTATATTTGGATTTGAACTACCAGAAGGCTTTACTCTAAATCCAGTTACTTTGATAACGAAATATGGTAACGATGCATTCAATTGGGTTGCGTCTAAGTTTGGTTTCGAGTTCGCTGATGATGACTTTAGTATCACTGGTTGGATTAAGAACAAATGGGACAATGCTGTTGCTAAGATGCAAGAAGCATTTGTCGATCTAGGGTTATGGATGTCGATGATCGGACCTAAACTAAAGGTCATGGCTGTTGAAGCTATTAAGGAATATACAGGTAGTTGGATTGTTAGTGACGATACACTGGAAGAACTTAGGGCAGACGTTCAGCAAAGACAAGATAATGCCGACAGGCTAAAAGAAGAACTGAGAGCACAAAGAGCACTCCTAACCGTAGTGCCAGACGCATTGCCACAAGATGGTAGTGGTAACACTGTTGTATTCTCAGCCCCAAGCGGTGGTGTGGATAACTCCACCTCAATTAATAATGAAATTAGACTAGATGCAAATCCTGGCGCTGACGCTTGGGTTGAAGAACAAATGTTACTACGTAGGCGTATGACAGCATTTTAGATTAGAGGAAATGAAATGTATGTAATGATAACACTATTGATGCTTCACGGTCAGTTTTCTGTACAGGCACCTAACATAACATTCACTACTTTGAATGATTGTATGAGAGCAAAGACTCTACAGAATAAGATATTAGATCTTACCAGACCAGATGCTGATGCTACACATATAACCAAATGTGTTAAGATGGTTAAGGACTTGCAAGCGTAAAGGCAGAGGTTTCCCCCTGCCTTTTGCCGATGTTACTTGCCGATGTTATTCTTCTGCGGTTAGACGAGAGAAGTAAGACAGTGTGTCTTCTTCGCCAACAGTAGAACTTTCCATTGCCTCTGCCGTGACAGGCGCAAACTCTCGTGCAGGTGGAGCATCATTAAACGATGGTGCTGGTGCTGTACGTGAAAGGTCTTCGGTTGCCTGTGTGGTCATAGTCGATTGACCAGTAACCTTCTCAAAACGAGCTTTCAACTCTGCATATGACTTAAAGTTCTTTGGATCGTTGAACTCATTCAAGTCGTGCATCTTGTTATAGATGACTTCCAACTCAGCATCGTTGCTTGACAATGCACTCTGAGGAGAGAACTCAGACTTATCGTAGTTGCGATAGCCTTCGACTTGGCGGATCTTCAGTTTGAAGTCTGCACCTTCCCAGAAGTTAAATGGATCTACAGGCTTCTCGTCTGCAAATTCTGGTTGCATGGCATCAATGATCTTATCATAGATCTTCTTACCGAACTGATACAACATTACCTTACCTTCGTTGGCAGGGTTCGCAGGATCTGATACGATCAATGCATTAACAACATAGTGCAAACGGCGTTTCTGTTTACGAGCAAGTGTCTTGCCCTCTTCAGTACCATTGTTCCATAGTGTTGAGTTGTATTCGGATACAGGATCCTGTTCGTTAAGAGTAGTCAAAGACTTCTCAATATACCAACCACCTGGGCCTTGAAAGCCGTGATCAAAGTAACGAACCCATGGTAGGGCTTGTCCTTCTGCCGCAGGTAGGAAGCGTAGAACGGCATAACCGTTACCCATCTTATCCACCGTTGGTTTCCATAGGCGGTCATCGCCATAGCTCTTCTTACCAGTAGCACCACCACCTGCGGCATCTGCCGCCGCTAGTAGATCACCGATTTGATTGCGTTTAGTTTTTAGATTTGCAAAAGACATTTATATGTTCCTCGTATTTGCTGAATTATGATTGTATTATTGTGTACTGAATTATTATACTATAGATTCGATGTGGTGTCAACCATCAATCATCGAACAATAGTACATTTTGTCTAGGGAGATAGTTCAACTTCATAGCTTCCCCCTCTAACTTCTCAACGATAACGTTGTTAAGAAACTTCTTTACATCCTCTGGTTCAATGTTTGTATCTTCACAGACATCGATGACTGCATCCATATAGGATAGGTTCTTGTCATATGCGGATGCTTCAACCATGCTTGAGAACTTGCTCTTATTTAGAAACTCTGTTTCACTCATTTACTCATTGCCCTTAAGATGATTGTATCCCTATTTAGTCTTCCGTTTGGAGCGGTAGTATTGGTAGTTAGTGCACTCCACGCCTTACCAATTTGATTTGGCGTTTTGCTTAAGGCAACAGGGAGAACATCATTTGGTTTACGGAGTGTGATCTGCCTTGATAGATCTGCATCCCAACCCTTAAGTGATGTTCCTTTAACTTCAAACCCTGTTGCCTTATGGCTTACGTATTCGATCAGTTTCTTTGACTTGATGTTAAAGCAATACAATCTCATCGCACCCACGATTGACATGGGGTGGATTGATTTGAGTTTGTACTCTTTGTTTTCAGAACAAATCTGTATCTTAACGACTTGCTTGTCCGCACTCTTAACACGTATTTTGCGTGGTGTGCGTGTAGCTTTCTTAGCCGCCACATACTTATCAGCATCATCAATGATACTCTGAACGAATGCGAGATACTTCTTCCATACACTCAGTGGTTGACTAGAGTATGCCTCAACAAGATCGGGAGTTTTCTTGCTGATTAGCTCAGTCAGTTCATTACGTAATGGTGTGTAGAAAGAAACCACTGCACTCGCTGTTGATTGTGGAAAGGCATCTTTAAGCAAATCAACATATACAGTGTGAGTGGACTTTTCTGTCCATTCATCAAGAGTGATTTCAATGCCCCCAATGAAGTCCGAAGTCTTCTCTTGGATAATCTCAGCGGGTGTTTTACGTGGTTTAGATACCACTTCCTCTGTCTTGGCATACAGGTACTTATTACCCATCTCCTCAAGGTAAGCAAAGAAAGTGTCCAAAGCGGACTTTGCATTCCAATTGTCTGGAAATGCCTTGCCCTTCTGTTCCCACAAGATAGTAGAAGCAATGAAGTGCTTAGGCGTGAAAGCCCACTCTGGTGCGGCAAGGTAAACTCTTTGTTTATCCTTGTCGAATGTCTGCTTGATGTAAGTCTTAATGAAAGACGCAACGTCCTTCTTATCGACTTCCATACGGATGTAGTCGTTGAAATGGGTAAAGTTTGTGTCAGGTGCCGCACCAATACCTGTACGAGCACGTGCTCTTGGTAATGATTTAGTCTTCTTCATTTTTTTGATAGCCATAACGAATCTCCTTCAAGTAGTTACATAATACATTAACCTAGCACAAAACTGTTGTCAACCCCTATTCAACATCTTTTTTAGATACCTTCTGTTGGTTCCAAGGATGTAGAACTAACTCGTCGTTAGCATCCCAATGATGTTTAACAAACCCCTCGTCACATAGATACTCAACGGTGGTGCTCACTATATCGTCACGTTTATCTGCCCACCAATGTTTATGGATCATCCATCCGCACCATGCACTAGCTACCCCGAAGAGAAATCCCAAAACATCTTGATCAATGTAAAACTGCAATCGCATTCTCCCTCTGTAAATAACTATTTAGGTGTCTATCTCAACGTCTTTTCTGAAGTGATATATTCCATGGGGTAAGTCCCACGCTTGCATTAGTTTACGATACATGTCTGATGTGAACCCAATAGCCATGAAGTTATTGTTTTGCTCATCCCACTGCCTAAGAAAGACATCCCCCTGAGCATCAACGATCAGTTGAACATCCTCATAGGTCTCGGTTGTGTCGAGTATAGTGACTAACGTTTCGTTGAAATGCTCGTCTTCCTCAATGGTAATCATTCTTAGTAATCGCCCCAATCATTATCAAGACCTGTAGTGGCACGATAAGCTTCGCCATAATGCTCTTCGGCATACTTAGATGAATCCGTCCAGTAATTGACGTTCTCGCCTTGGACAGGCTCACGGATCTCTCCTGATATCTTAGAACGATTAATGCCTTTGACATCTTCCAAAGACTGTTTAGATTTACGCTTTAGCGTATTCATGCGATTATTACGCTGTAGCGTATTTCGTTCAGCGATTTCTTTAATCATAGCCAAACGGTCAGCTTTTTGATTTGGTGTCATTGTCATAAGTTACAATCCTTCTCTTACAAATTCTTCAAAAGTTTTAGGGAATACATCTTGTGTAGTATCCAGATAGATTTCATATCTCTGACCATCTTCTGTTAAAGGTGAATTTTCATCATAAGTCATAATATATTCCTTCGATTTAGTAGTTTATTATAGCACAGTATCAAAAGGCTGTCAAGATCTTTGATCAGCCCCATCCAACCAAATTTGGTATTCACGTTCAACCTCGGCTTCCATGACAACCATGTTAGCGGCAAGTTCCCTCTTGAATTCGATAAGCTCTCTGATCGATTTGAAATCTGGTTTAGATATGTCAAGGATATCTTCCAACTTGTCGATGACCATTTGTGTATCAAGAATATCCATTATGCCGCTTCCTTTTCAAAGTTCATTTCTATTTTCTCAAACCCCATCATGGCGCAGATAAACCACTCGCCATTGAGTTCGAAGATATCGCCAACAGAACTACTATGAGTACGGTCACCGATGACATCAACAGTGGGTTGATTATTCCAAAGGTTAGTCCACTCAAAAGCTTTTTCAAGATCACTAGTATATACAGTATAAGCAAGGTCGTAGAATTCAAAATTAGAAGTGTCAAATTTTCCCATACTAGCTTTACACTTAACTTCAAAAG